ACTTCTCGCCGAGCCGACGATTACTTTGAGGTGCGTATCCAGCTTAGCCGAAAGGCGGCCGGGTTAGCACTCGCTGTGATTGTTGCTTTGACAAGGCTCTTCGAAGCTATTGGAGTGGAAGCATTTAAGTCCATCTTTTAGCTCGCGAAGAATCATAGGCTACGGATCGCTGTCCCCCGATAAGGAGGTAAGCGTGAAAAGCCTTATGTCACTCTGGTCCTGTACGGCCGAGGAATTGGCCGTACGATGCCACACAAGCGCCGCACGCGACATAACTACCGTTGCGTGTCGGACCGAACACGAGGGGTTGTCCTTTTTAGGAATTACCCTGGCGAACTACGGAAAAGTCATACAAAACTGGCTTGACCGTGGTTTCGTCGACCCTTCTGAGGCTTCTGGCTTTCGCCGTCGTCCTCATACTGGTTTCCCGGCATTTCTGTCGGGTTTCCTTGGTCGTGTGTTCGATCCTGCTAGTGGTGCATTACTGGATGATCCCGATGTCGAGTCAGTCTATGCTTTACGCCAGCTAACGCTGATGTTTAGTAAGATTGCTCTACCTGAACCGGATAATACCGATTCATTCAGGCTCCCCTTGAAGGGGGGAGTGGCTGGGACAGACCGCCCACGGGTGGTAAGTCTTGTCCGCGAAAGAGCCTCGCTATCGGAGTATGTTCAGTGTGAGTTAGATGTGAGAGCTTCCGATTCTGCCTTGAGTCCGCAGTACTTAGCGGATTTTAAGCGTGTTTCGGAAATGTTGTATGGGGAAATGTTTTCCATTTTGGATAGTGATATCCTTAACGAGAATGTTTTCCCACGACATGGACCGGGAGTCGTCGCAGATCGCCGCTCGTCTAACGACAAATGGCAACTGCGTTCCTGGCCCGCTCGGTTGGAGCCCTTTATGAGGGCTTCTACCTATCTGTTTCCCAACTTTGGCCATGTTTTGGCTGAGGGCGGGGACAGTGTTCACATCTACGAACCTGGTGCCGAGATGCCCGTTAGGGTTATCACGGTTCCTAAAACGCTCAAAACACCAAGAATCATTGCGATTGAGCCTACTGCCATGCAGTTTGCGCAGCAAGGTTTATATCGCGGGATTTTGGACGTGATTAAAGAGGATGATTTCCTCTCTCACGCCGTCGGATTTGACGACCAAGAGCCGAATAGGCGAATGGCCGAAAAGGGTTCTTACGACGGAACCCTAGCTACGCTCGATTTGAGCGAAGCATCCGATCGTGTTTCGAATCAGCTCGTCCGTACTATGACACTGGACTACCCTATGTTGTTTGGGGCGGTCCAAGGGTCTAGATCTCGGTCAGCTGACGTGCCTGGTCACGGTATTATCCGTTTGGCCAAGTTCGCGTCTATGGGTTCAGCTCTCTGCTTTCCTTTTGAGGCGATGGTCTTTTTGGCTGTTGTCCTCCTTGGGATTGAAAGGGAGCTTAATGCTCCGCTTTGCCGTGATCTCCTGATGAAGGAGTTTCGCGGCCGGGTGCGCGTTTACGGGGATGATATTATCGTTCCCCGTGAATACGTGTTGTCCGTCGTCGATGAACTCGAGACCTTCGGGTTCAGAGTCAATATCGACAAGTCTTTCTGGACCGGTAGGTTCAGAGAGAGTTGCGGTAAGGAGTATTTTGACGGTACCGACGTTAGTATAACGAAGGTTCGTCGGGTGCTACCTGCCGGACGGCAGGATGCTGAGGGAGTGATTGCAGCGGTTAGCTTACGGAACCGTCTCTATTGGGACGGTCTGTGGCAATCTGCTGCTTGGATGGATGTTTACTTAAGGAAGCTCCTTAGAGCTTTCCCGAACGTGGCACCTTCCTCTCCTTTGTTGGGTAGAGAATCAGCTCTCGGGTATGAATTCCGGAAGCTGGATCCTAATAACCATGGCCCCTTAATCAAGGGCTACAAGGTTGTCTCCGAGATACCCGTCGATAAACTTGACGGAACCGGAGCCCTACATAAGTGTCTCTCGCGAAACCCTCCCGTGCCACCCGAGTTAAGTCTTTTCGGGTATCAGCATAGGAAAGGACTCGCAATTGACGCCCAAAGCGTTGATAGTGAGCACTTAGAGCGTTCTGGACGCCCCAAACGCGTCAGCATCAAGTTTGGGTGGTCTTCCCCGTATTGATTGGGGAAGCTACGGGCTTATGCCCAGGTGGGAGATCGGTGTGTTAGTTTGCACCTCTCTCGCCATCTCACAGGACCAGGTTTGAATTGGCCTTGTGCGGTGGTGAAC